GCTGCGACCGCCACGGGAATGAGAAGCAAAGGGCCGCCAGCCGCGACCAGCCACATAAGAGAGCTGCCAACTGCCGCCAAAGCCGGGATAAGCGACGCGCTGAAGAACGCCACCAGACCCGCGAAGGCAGGCAGCACAAGCCCGACTCCGGAGACGATAGCTCCCAATCCCAGGGTGAGGGGGCCGAGACCAGCGGCGACCGCCGCCACGCCTACAACGACCGCCTGCATCGAGGGGGACATGGTGTTGAAGGCATTGAGGACGCTCGTCAGCATATTCGTGAGGGGAGGCAGAACCTTGAGCGCGAGCGCGCCGATCGTTTCCTGAAACTCGCGCCAGGCGTCGATCGTGTCCTGTCCGGGGGATGCGTCACGCTGCGCCTTGGCCGCGCCTGCGAACTGTCGCTCCAGTTCGCCTAGAATGATCTTCTGCGCGCCGGCCGTGTCACCGGCTGCGACCATCGCCTTGATCATTTCCTTCTGATCTTCGGTGAACTGGACGCCAACACGCCCAAGGGCGGTGAGGCCCTTGATCGGATCGTTGAGCGCCTTGCCGAGCTGGATCGCAGAAGATTGAAGATCCTGCCCACGCCGGGCGGAAAGGTTCACGGCCGCAAGCTGCGCCCGATCAAATACTTCGCCCGAGACATTACCGAAGGTCAGCAGGTTGGCCGTCACCTTCGCGAGAATGTCGTCATCGTCGAACGTGGACAGCGATTGCAGTTGCGCAGCCGCGTCCTGAAGCTGCTCGGACGTGCGCCCCGCCACCGGCCCCATGCTCTTGAGCGCAGCTTCCACCTGCCCAAGCGCCTTCTGACTTTCGATCGCGGCGGGGATCGCCTGTGATACCAGCGCGGTGAACGGTGCCGTGATGCCGGCCGACAGGATCGCGCCGACGCCAGCCAGTTTCGCTCCGGTATTCTGAAGGGACTTGCCCGTGGCGGCGAGCCGCTTCTGGGCTATCGTCAACCCCTCTTCAAAGGCCGCCGTGTCGATCCCAAGCGTGACCCGGAGCGCGCCCACCACTGCGTTCATCAGGGCCTCCCGTTCGTCACATTTGCCCACGCCTGCAACGCCGCCAGCATCTCATCTGGCGTCTGCACCTTGGTCTTCCGCTTTTCGCCGACCAGATCGGTCAGCGGCGGGATCTTCCTCTGGCGTGACAGCGCTTCGATATGCCAGGCCAGCCAAGCCGTGCGCTTCTGCTCAACTTCGCAGCGCCGCTCATATCCTTTGAACGCCGCCAGGATGATCCGGGGCGTCTGCCGCCAGAAGCTATCAGGATCGTGCCCGGCTTCGGTCCACAGTTCGATCAGTTCGAACCAGTCCCAGCGCGACCCCTCTTCCGAGGGTTTGCCGGGGTGTCTTCCTTCGCCTTCGGCAAAGCGCCGGCCAAAGCCGCCGACATCGCGTTGAGAGCGTCGATCCTGCCCGTCATCACCATGTCACCAGCATCGGCAAGGGAGATATTCGGGTGGCGATCCTGAAACCCGGCCCAAAGCAGAACGCGAAGGCTGCTGATCTTCGGCTTCTTTCCGGCGGCTTCGGCTGCCTGAATCTCGCTGAGCGTATCGAAAAAACTCTCTCCGGTGACGCCCTCGATCCGGCAAAACGCCTCATTATTATAGACGAGCGTCATGGCCTCGCCGTCCAGTTCGAACGACGCTTCACCGCGCAACGGGTTCGACATTACGCGCTCGCCGCGATCGTGACAGCGCCCGTCACCTTGGCCGTGAACGTTGCGGTCATCTTGTCATCGATCGGCACATCATCGACGGCATAGCTCATCGGAATGCAGGTCCCCGTTATATCGTAAGAGCCCGAGGTCGTCGGCAGGACGATCTTGAACGCCCGCGTGGTGCGAGCGGCAACCTGATCTTCCAGAAGGTCCGTTCCGGCGCTCCCCGGCACATGATGGAATGTCGCGGTCAATTCGCCCGGATCAATCAGGCCAGGGATGAACTCGCGAATACCACTCGCGGAGCCGTGCGTGGTGCCGTCGATCGTCTCCACCGTATAGGCGGGCGGCGTGACGCTCAAAAGTTCGGCAACAGCCGTCAGCGCTGTTCCATTATGCAAGCTGAATGTTGCCCCAAAGCCGAGCTTCGCGGTCATAGTCTATCCTTTCAGGTAACTGGCTGGTGCCAGATTATGAAATCCATGCTGGTCCGAAACACCTTCACGCCACCGGCCAAGTCCTCGGCAGGCATGTCCCGCTCGCCATCGAGAAACGCGCGGGCGAAATCCGTATTGCCTTGTGTTACCCCGGCCTCCATTGCCGCCAGAACCGCACGGGCCACGCCGCGCGCCGCGCCGTAGGAATCCCCCCAGCAATCGATTTGAACCCTGCTGTCAGCCAGGTCATTCGCGCCGCCGTGCGTGTAAATCCTGCCCGGCGAAATCATCTGCAAAGTTATGGCGGGGAGCGCCGATCCCTGGGGCCTGTCAACCCAACTCACTCGCGTGCCGACCAGCGCAAGCACTGCGGCCTCCGCTATGAGACGTGAACGCAGATCCTCTTCCACGCCCTACCTCCGCAACCGCTTCTTCGCGAGCCGGGCCGCCGCCTTTTCGATCTCAGACCCCAGATCGCTCTTTATGATATCGAGCGCCTGATCCTTGTTCTCGTCCCATGCCGGACGCATGAAAGGCTGAGCGCCCTGCCGCGCCGTCCCGAACTCCTGCGGAACAGCGGCTTCATTCTTCGTCCCGACGTGCATCTCGACAGTTGACTTGCCCACACGCCTCGCCAACCTCGCCTGTCGCCGGCTCAATCTCGTTGACGTTACGATGGATGTTTCCAGTTGGCCTGTGAGGACGGGTGCTTTCTGCTGCGCGGACGACATTATCGGCTCGCCAGCGGCCTTGAGAACACGCCGCAGAACCGCCTTGCCTGTCGCTTTCGGTAACTCAGAAAGGGAGGCCTCCAGTTCACGGAAGCCTTCAACCTTTACTTTCATCAGACCGCGACGCCGCTTTCCTGGATCTTCACGTCCAGAACGGTCGTGGAAGTGGCAATACCGAGGATCACCGAATATCCGCCCGAGGCGATATCGGCCACCGGGCAGATGCCGCCGGGCGTCGCCTTGCTCAGATAATAGGCCAGCCCCGCCGTCATCGTCCCGCCGATCGTGATCGGTCCCCGCCGAAGCACCGCAAGCGGCTGTCCATCAGATGCGCCATTCAAGGCGATGCCATAAGGCGAGCGAACCGCCGCAGTCGCGGAATCACTGTCCGCCAGTTTGAACTCGCCGTCAGTGGCATCCAGATACACCACCTGACCGGCCGTTATCGTCGCGCCCGCCGTCCCGTTGGTGGTGCTGGCGCCGGAGCCGGCGAGAACCGAACCCGGTGTGATCGAAATATCAGTCATCTATGTCTCCTGTAGGCTGTAGGCGGATGGCGACGATCTCAACGCCCTCATTCAATCCGATCGGGACCACCGACGTGATGTCCCAGGAAGAGCCGAGATATTGAATGCGATCAGTCGGCCTCAGATCGGCCGTGGAGCCATTGTAGAGCACGCGGAAGGTCGCGGGGGCTGATGCACTCTCCTGTGCCGCCTCACGCCTCTCCTGCCCCGTCCCGAAGCCCACAGAGGCGTGGGCGCGGCAGAGCGTCATCCACGTCGCAACCTGGCCGCCATAATCGTCCGTCGTCGTTATGCTCCGCTGAAACGTAATCATCCGATTACGTGGCCCAGCCTTCATCAGACGCCCCACCGCCGATGATTAGCAAGCAACGCCATGACGCTGTTGGGCATCGTGTTCACGATATTCCCGACGTTCGTATCCTCGCGGACCGCAAACCAGTCCGCCACCAGCAGCTTGACCGCGTGAATGATGCTCGCCGGGATCGACGTATAGCCCGCCACGCCCGTGACCGTGATCAGCGAACCACTGCGGATCGACGGCCAGCTCTGCCCATATTTCAGGACGATGCTGGGGGCGATGCCGTCCAGCCGCGTCTCATAAACCGACGTCGCCAGCGTCTGCGTGTCGCCAGCGCTATCCACATAGGTGATGGAACTGATCGACTGGATCGGCCCGGTGGGCAGGTGGAACAGGTCGCCCCAGCATTCCGCCTTCATCACCACCGTCTGCGAAACCAGCTTCGTCCCCGTCACCGCTTCCACATGCGTTCGCGCCGCGACGATATAAGCGTTCAGAAGATCATCCTGGCTCGTATCGTCAATTACCCGAACCTGCTCCTTTGCCTGAGCAAGCGTAATCGGTTCGGACGTGGGAGCCACCGTGACGGTGACGGGAAGCCACATCAGCCGATGACCGTCGCGAGCGTCGCCGTGGTGCCGGTCTGCTCGATCTTGGTGCAATGCCAAGGCAGAACGAAGCCCACCGGGGCACCCGTGATCGTGATGTCTGCGCCAGCATTGACAGGACGACAAACGACGTTGCCGGTCACCACAACAACGATCGCCTTGACGGTATCGGGCACGGTGTAATCGGCCGATGAAAGGTCGATCGTTGCGCCGCTGAAGCCGAACGTGGCAGGGCCATCGCCGGCCGATTTTCGATCATAGGCCATGTTCTAGCCCTTTTTCCTGGCGGTAGGTTTTGCCCGCTTCTCAATGATCGGCGCATCAACGGCACGCTCGATCTGGTCCTCGATGAAGGGGATCGCATACCGGGCACCGATCAGACGCGCGGCCTCCGAAGAGTCGCACTCATACACATCGCCCGGCTCGTAAAATGCTGTCGGCCCCGAAAGGCCGACCAACATCTTAACCTTCGTCACGCTTCGCACTTCAGCACCACGAAATTGATGACGAGCACATTGTCACCGGCTGCCGACGCATGAAGGTTGGTCAGCCGCAACTTGAACGAGCCTGCCGAAACATCAGATACATCGACCGCGAAACTGCCGGCCGAAGTGTGATCCTTGATGCAGGCGACCACGATGTCAGTTGCCGCGACCTTGGTATTGGTGACGGTGAACTCCGCCTCATCGCCGGCTGCTACCGTCTGCGAAACGGTTGTGATAACGCCAGAATGCGCGCTGCAAGTGACCCCCGTGGTGATCGACGTTGCCTGCGTGACCGCCGTCTGCCCCTGCGTGACCAGCACGCCGTCGCCGTTACGGTAGCCAGTGGTATTGTAGGAACCAGCCATGTCGGCCCTCCTTCAAAAAAGAAGGGCGGCCCGAAAGCCGCCCCAGGTTGGAGAGAGGCTCAGGCCATGACCAGGTGCTTGACCGCCGCCGTCTGGATGAGATCGCCGTCGAGACGAACGATCCCCGCCAGCCCGATGTTCGGCCAGTAATATTCACGCCGCACGCCGATGACCGGGAGGCCGACCTTGCGGACGTAATATTTGCTGTGATCGCCGAAGATGATCGGCTTCGTGCCAGTGGCGGCGTTCACCATCGCCTGATTCACGCTGTAGTTGTAGCCAAGCAGACGGCCCGGTTCGCCGACGCGGATGTCACCCATCGTCCAGATATACTGGCCGTTGCCATCCTTCAGCTTGCGGATCGAAGCCAGCGTGGTGTCATTGAACTGCCACCGCGCCTTGGGCGAGGTGCGATAGGCCGGATCGACCGAGTGCAGCAGATCGATGATCTCGTCCGCCGTGAACGCGGTCGTCGAGGCCGCAGTCTTGCCCGCCGCCGAAGCCGCCACGATGCCGAGCGGATCGCCGGTGCCGTCACCCACCGTCAGCTCGCTGTTGACGCGGCGCGCGAGACGTTCGCCCAGAAGCTCACCGATGAACTGCTCGATATTGATCGCGCTGTCCTGAATGATCTCCATCGAAATCTGGACCCATTCGGTGTCATAGGCGAACGCGCCGAGCGTCATCTTGGTGAAGGTGGCATCGACGCCGCCATCATCGGTCATCGCCGCCGCTTCCGTGTGCTGCGCCACGGCAACGGCCGTGTCATCAGTCTTCGGGAAGTCGAGCGGGTTGCCGCCGGAGGTGTTCAGGACGGTGCAGATCGCTTCGTCATACATCGGTCCCCACATCTTCAGCGTCTTGTCAACGACAGCCGCAAGCTCGGTCGGTACTGTGTAGCCACCAGCGCCGGCCGTGGTGGACTGAGCGCGGAACTCCGCCACGCCAGCCTTGATGACGCTGCGCTGCTCGTCCGAAAGCTCCTGCGGATTGAACCCGACGCGAGCCAGCGCAATGAAGGCATCGCGATATTCGGGACGGGCGGCTTCTTCGGCACCACGGCCTTCGCCGCTCTGATCCGGACGGTTCCCAGCACGAGCGGTTTCGGCGCGAGCCTCGGCAGCAGCCACGCGCTCCTCGCGCGCAATGTTGGCCTCCACCTTGTCGAACTCGGCCATGATGGCGTCATGGCGCTGCTCAAGCTCGGTCGAGCGGCTTTCATCGGTGTTGGCCTTGATCTCGTCGAGCGCTTCGCGGGCTTGGGTGACAAGGCGACCGCGCTGCTCCTGAAGGGCAGTGAGAGACATTTCGTTGCTCCAATAAAAAACCCGCCGGGATGGCGGGTCTGCAATGGCGCGATCAGCCGCGCCGGGCCTCCGGTGGTCGCCGGGAAACTAGATGCGGCGGATCTTCTGCTCGGTTTCCGCCTTGCGTTTGAAATAGTTGTCGGCGCGCTTGGCGGCTTCTTCGCGAGCCTTGTCACGCTCCTTCTTCGCGTCTTCCAGTGAGCGCATTGCGATCGATGTCCCCTCATAGGCGGGGAAAGCCACGGCGCTCACCTCGAACAGATCGATCGCGTGGATGGTCCGCGATGGAGGATCGCTGGTTTCGTCCCACTCATCATGCGTTACGCGAAAGCCGAACGACATGCCGGAGATGTCCCCGCGCTCAAGCTGCACCGCCAGATCGCGGCCGTCCGAAGTGTCAGGCAGGTCAATCTCTACAGCAAGGCCGCGATCATCTTCGGAAAGGCGCAGCGTACCAGAAGCAGAGCGTCCGATCACACGACCACTGTCATGGTCCACCAGCGCGCGGACATCCGCCTTCTTCAGAGTGTCGGTGAACGCACCACGCGCGATCGTCTCATAAAAATACCCGCCGATATCGGCGCGCTCGTTGAACAATGCGGCATAGCCACGAGCGGTCTTGCCCGCCTCGGACTTCCGCAGTTCAGGCGCTGTCGTCAGCGCCCGGCGTTCCAGGGTCATCCGCCCCTCCGTTCTGTGTAGCCGGTGTGATCGGCTGGCTATCCAGCGGCACGGTCGCCCCCTGAATAAGAAGTTTGTCGGCATTGCCGCCCTTGGCCGGGCGATTCTCAAGAGCACGCCCCTCGTCCGGCGAAATGAGCGAGTTCTGCACGCCGATCGCCAGACCCTCCATGCGCGTTTTGAAATCCCCGCGTAGCAAGCCATCGACATTGTGCTCGACATATCGGCCGCCATTACGCTGGCCAAAAAGCTTGAGGTTCATTTCCTCTTCAAGAGCCTGGACCCATTGGCTGATCGTATGCTTGACCAGGTGGAGATCCTGCTGCTCGCTGTTCGAGAATGTCCCGTGCGTCAGATCCTGCAAGAATATGGGCGGCAGTCCATAAATTCGCGCGATCTCCTCGATCTGGAACCGACGCGCGTCCGTCATTTGCCCCTTCTCGGGATCAAAGCCCACCTGCGTCAACGTGTGCCCCGGAGGCATCGGGAAAATCGGCTTATCACTCGCCTTCGCACCGTCGATGGCGCGG